ACGGTAGAAGAACGAACTGAATATTATCGGGACCAGACCCGCAATCAAATGAAGGCCGTCGATGAAAACCTGATGAGGGAACAACATCCCTCGATGCCTATCACTAGCGATAGGCAAAGTCGTGTAACTTTTGGTGGCGAAAAAGACTGACCACCAAGTAACTATGGAGAAAGACAATGGCTAATTCCAATGTCAAGTTCGGCCTCAAGCCGATCGGCGTAGTAGGCGGCGTAGCCGGTACTACGGGCGCAACTCCGTATTTTATCAAGTCAGACGCGTCTGCAATGTTTCAGGGTTCACCGGTTATTGCTACTAACGATGGTACCATTGCCATCACTGGTTCCGCTACTGGTGACACTTACAAGCATATAGGCGTTTTTGCTGGCTGCGAATACGTAGATGCCACAACTGGCGAGAAAAAGTTCTCAAACTACTGGCCTGGTTCAGGTTCAGCAAGCACAGACTTCGACATCGTCGGTTTTGTGTATGACAATCCGTTCCAACGTTTTGTTATTTGCACAGATGCAACGTTCACTAACAAAGCCACTGCCCGTGCAGCTATCTTTGAAAGTGCAGCGATGATCACCGCGAACGCTGGTAACACCACAACAGGTCTTTCCAACGCTCAACTGGACACAACAACCCCTGACGCGTCGGACCTTTCGTTCCCGCTGAAAATTGTTGGCATCCAAGACGACGTTGAAAACCAAGACTACACTGCTGCTGGTTTGCCGGTTATTGTAATCTTTAATAACCACGCACTGCTTGACGGCTCGTCCGAAGCAGTAGTGTCGTAAGGAGTGTAGAATAATGGCTATTTCTCGCGCACAACTCGCAAAAGAACTCGAGCCGGGCCTCAACGCTCTGTTCGGCATGGAATATGGACGCTACGAAGGGCAACACGCTGAAATCTTCGACACGGAATCTTCTGACCGTGCATTCGAAGAAGAAGTAATGTTGTCGGGCTTCGGTGCTGCTCCCACCAAATCTGAAGGTGGAAGCGTATCGTATGATGACGCACAAGAGGCATACACCTCGCGTTACAACCACGAAACGGTAGCTGCTGCTTTCTCAATCACTGAGGAAGCTGTAGAAGACAATCTTTATGATCGTCTGGCTGCTCGTTACACTCGTGCGTTGGCCCGTTCGATGGCACACACTAAGCAAGTTAAAGCTGCTTCTGTCCTTAACAACGCTTTTGATAGCACTGTTAAAGGCGGCGACGGCAAAGAACTTTGCGCCACTGACCACCCGCTTACCAATGGCGGCACGTTCTCTAATGAGCCTTCAGTGGCCGCTGACTTGAACGAAACGTCTTTGGAAAACGCTTTGATCAGCATCGCCGGTTACACCGACGAACGTGGTTTGATCATTGCCCTTCGCGGTACGAAGTTGATCATCCCGCGTCAACTTCAGTTCGTTGCTACTCGTTTGCTGGAATCGGAACTTCGTGTTGCGACTGGTGATAACGACATCAACGCCATCCGTCAGATGGGTCTGCTTCCTGAAGGTTATGTAGTCAATGACTACCTGACCGACTCGGATGCGTTCTTTATCAAAACCGATGCTCCGAATGGCTTCAAGCACTTCGAGCGTTTGGCTCTGTCAACTCAAATGGAACCTGATTTCGATACAGGTAACATGCGTTACAAAGCCCGTGAGCGTTACAGCTTCGGTTTCTCTGACCCTCGTTGCGTGTTCGGTTCTCCGGGCGCATAAGGTTAGGCTTACGCAAGTCTGGAAGGGGCGGGGTAATTCCCGCCCTTTCTTTTTATCGATGCTTGGGTTAAAATGTAGCCGTACAATTTATTAAGGAAAAGACTATGTCCACAGCAGATGTAAAATCAGCCATCGCGTCAGCAGACGGTCAGATGGTCAGCGGCCCAGCCCGACTGAAAGGCGTTTACATGGTTGCCAACTCTAGTGCAGCTAATCACGTCAAGTTTCATAACGGCACCAGTGCTTCTGATCCTGTTCTCGTAGAGCTAGACACGGCTCATGCTACCGTAGCAGAGCTCACTGTTCCCGGAACCGGAGTGTTGTTTAACGGTGGTATCTATGTCGATACCGGTGACGCTGCAACCGTCACCATTTTCTACGGATAAGACTATGGCTATCACTCATCGAGGCGAGAGGTTCTCTGGTTACAATAAACCAAAGAGAACACCGGGCAAAAAGAAGAAGTTTGCCGTCCTCGCTAAAGAGGGTGATAAAGTTCGTTTGGTTAGGTTTGGCGATCCAAACATGAAAATCAAAAAGAACATACCTGCTAGGCGTAAATCATTTCGTGCTCGGCACAAATGTGACCAGAAAAAATCCAAGCTAACGGCAGGATACTGGTCCTGTAAGAAATGGTAGTGTTATGAAAGAAGCTTTTCAACACGCAGTAGCTGCACTCGTAGTCACCGGAGTAGGGTGGCTTTGCTACACTCTTGTGGCTGTCGACAAACGAACAGCCGTTATAGAAATTAAGGTTGAGAAGAACTCAGAGCTTCTTCACTCAATGATAAACAAGGAGGCACGTCTACATGGCAATAAGTCGAGGCCAGATGGCAAAACAGATCAACAAGCCGCCAATGAAGAAGAAGTCCCGCTCCGCAAGGCGGCGTGGCCCCCAGAGTCGTCGTTTACGGAGCTAAGATAATGCCTAAAGATGCTTGTTACAGAAAAGTAAAAGCTAGGTACAAGGTTTTCCCGAGTGCTTACGCTAGTGGTGCAATCGCCAAGTGCCGTAAAGTTGGCGCAAAGAACTGGGGCAACAAAACTCAGAAAAAAGCCAAAGGTGGTTTGGTCAAAAAGAAGTATTCAAACGGTCAGGCTTATAAGTATCGTACTACAAGGATGTACTGATGAAGCATCGCTGGTTCTGGCACAGTCGCTTCATAAATGTTATCGTCACTTGGAACTCTAAGTTAGGCGATTTTTTATGGAGAAAACGGTATGGCCGTTCGAAAGACTAAAAAGGGTGCAGCACTAAAACGCTGGTTCAAAGAAGAGTGGAAGGACGTTCGCACCGGTAAGCCTTGTGGCCGCAAAAAAGGTGAAAAGCGCGGGACTCCATACTGTCGCCCGTCCAAACGTGTATCTAAAAAAACGCCAAAGACTTCCAAGGAGATGACTGCTGCGGAGAAACGTAGTAGAATAGCTCAGAAGAAACGCCTCGGTCAGCCTGCTGGTAAGCCTCGCCGAGTTAAGGCACTGAAGAGAAGGAAGAAGTAGATGGCTACGTCAGGTTCACGTGATTTCACGCTTGATGTTGGAGAGATTGTCGAAGAAGCCTTCGAGCGGTGCGGCATGGAAGTTCGCACTGGCTACGATGCACGTACGGCTCGTCGTTCTCTGAACCTTATGTTTGCTGATTGGGCAAACCGTGGTGTCAATCTTTGGACAGTAAAAAGCGGCACCATCAACATGGTTTCAGGTCAGTCGGAATACACACTAACGGCTGACGTTGTAGATATTCTTGAAGTTGTTGTTCGTCGAGACGGAACTGATTTCCAAGTCGATAGAATTAGCCGCAGCGAGTACCAGAATATTCCGACTAAAACAACGACAGGCCGTCCGTCTCAGTTGTATTTCAATCGTCAAACGTCACCGAAGGTCAATGTCTGGCCTGCTCCCGAAAACAGCACAGATGTGATAAGGTATTTTTATGTCCAGAGGATAGAAGATGCCGATGCCGCTGTTAATGATGTTGACGCTCCTTTCCGTTTCCTACCTTGCATGGTGGCTGGTCTCGCATATTATATGGCTGTCAAACGTGCTCCTGACCGTGTTCAACTTTTGAAGTCTATATATGAAGAAGAGTTCCAACGTGCAGCGGACGAGGACGAGGATCGCGTAGCACTGAAACTTACTCCTAGTATTAGTTACATGAGAGTAACCTAATGGCACGTTTTGCATCAGGTAAGAAAGCTTATGGTATCTCGGATCGCTCTGGGTTTCGTTATCGCTTGAGAGACATGAAGCGTGAATGGAACGGCGCACTTGTCGGCCCCGACGAGTATGAATCTAAGCATCCGCAGCTTACTCCTCCGAGAAAAATTAGCGATCCGCAAGCACTGCGTGATCCACGCCCGGACACACACGTTGATACATACTTTGGATTCAAACCAGTAGGCGGTCTAAACTTAGAGGCAACGGCTAGTGTTGGTAAGGTAACGGTGACGACATCATGAGTTTTACATTTAGTGAACTAAAAGAAGCAATCAAGGATTACACGGAAAACGAAGAGACCACCTTCGTTAGCAACTTGCCTGTGTTTATCCGCAACTGCGAAGAGCGTATTCTTAAAAGTGTTCAACTGACATTTTTTCGCCGCAATCAGACAAGCTCGTTTACATCGGGTAATAGGTTTCTT